ACGCCCGTGCTGGCAATGCCAATCACGCCAGACGTCGTGATTGTGCCGCCATTCAAACCTGTTCCAGCGGCAATGCTGGTTACGGTGCCGCTGCCGCCCGTCGTCGCAATCGTGATTGTGCCGGCACCGTTGGTGATGGCGACGTTTGCGCCCGCCGTTAGAGTGGCGCTGCTGTAGCCCGTGCCGTTGCCAATCAAAAGCGCGCCGTTAACCGGCGCTGTAGTTAAGCCAGTGCCACCCAACGACACTGGAACAGGCGCAACCAAGCTGATAGTGCCGGTGCCGGTAATGGGTCCGCCCGTTAGCCCGGTGCCGGTGGAAATTGAAATGTTGTTGGCCAACCCAGCAATGGCGCCCGTCGTCGTGCGGCTTGTTGTTCCGGCCTGGACAATCGGTATCTGCTCAGAACCCGAAAGCGCGGTTGCAACGGGGAGGTTGGAAATCGGCGTGTTGGCCACTTCAAACTCCCGTTTGTGGTATTTGAGCGTAATCGTAAGGCAGGCCCACGTTTACCGTAGTCACAAGAGTTTTTCCAGTGATCAAAGAACCTGAAGGTATTACCTTGTTTGTGGTGTAAGTGAAAGCGGTAGCCGTGGTTACTGTGATTGAATAAAATCCTGAGGCATTCTTATCCGTTATGCCTTGAACTGCGACTTGCGCGTCCGTCAACAAATTGTGAGATTGGCTGCACGTCACCGTGACGGTGTTTGTGCCAATGGAAAATATTGAAACCACCGGAAGCGCCACGCCCCACGTAACATTGTTCACCAGCGGCATCTGGGCGTTTTGATCCAAGCCCAACGGCGCCCCGATGGGCTGCGGCGTGATGATTACGCCGTTTTCCGTTGTGATATCCGTTGTGGAAGGGATCGGAATGCCGGTCGTCGCGTCGTAAACAGTCGGCGCATTGGTAGAAAAATAATCGGACTCGTCGTTCGCAAAGTCCTGAACGCGCGGGTTGATGATTGGCACTGGATCCGCAGGCAGGACAATCGCACGAAGCTGCTCCTGCGGCGTGTCCTCACAATGTGCACACACAAGAATGCGTTTATTGATAAGGCTCGCCCCCGCCCAATCATACTGCCACCGCAAGTCAATGTGGTTGTAAAGCATGCCGCATCGGTCGCAGATGCCAAAGGCGCGCGGGTTTTTTGAACTTACTCTGGCCCTACCGTGCGCGCGCATGCCCGGTCATCTCCTACCGATAATATCCGGCAATCTGCGGGGAGATGTAAGTGTTGGCATTTTCCACGTTCTGCTCGGCTGCAATCTGGTAAGCCTCGTCCGCCGAGGGCTTCAACGTCGCCACCAATTCGGGGCGGTATGTCATGGCCAAACGCTGCGCCAAACCGAAGGCAAACGCCTCAAGCCACAAATAGGGAATTTCAACTGTCTGCCCCGCCGTGAACGCCGAATCCTGTATTTGCCGCACCCGGTAATATACGAGGTTGACCTCGTTGCCGTCAGGCACCGGCCAGAGGGTCACAGTTGGCGACAGAAGGCGGTCAAACCAATAGATGGTCGGGAACCCCTGCTGCTGCTTGTTGGGGTATGAGGCGTATTCTGTGCGGCTTACGGGCAGGATGATGCGGTCAATCTCACTGGCCGTGCCAGACGTGCCCGTCGTGACGTAAGCGTCCAACATCATGACCGTGTTGGCCGGCACGCTATACGTTGCCGTGCCCTGCACCAATGGAACGGTAATCTGATCCACCGCCCACAGGTTTACGCCCTGGTTTGACCAGCGCGACAGCAGCATGTTTGTGGCCATGCGCGCCGTTTCCATATGCTCCTGCGCCAGGGCGGTGTTCCGCACTTGGCACAGACCGTAAGCATACAGGACGATTTCGCCTAGGCTGGGATTGAATGCATACGTGCCACTGGTTGCCATGTTCGCGCTTTACCGCAACCCGGCCTGAACCAGATACAACGTAACCGTAGCGGAACCAGTGGTTGCCGTGACGTTGATCGAAATAGCCCGGCACGGCACCGTCAAAGGCACCGCCGTTGAAGCCGTCAAACCTGTTACGGACAATGGGCTTGCCATTACTGGCGCGGCCCAATTGGCGCCCGCTGCCGTGTAGCCCGCGTCCATCGGATCCTGCGGGGAAATTTCAATGTTGTAAGTGACCGTGCCCGTGGCAATAGCAATCAATCCAATATTGAACGGGTTTGTAAAATTATCAACCGCAACAACCGCACTGCGGGCGGCGGTAGAAGTTGTGATGGAAACAAAAACCGGGGTCATTAACTGCAATCCCACTTACGAAGAGACTTGTTGATGCGGCTATCAGGATCACGCGCCGTCTTAGCGCCCGCCAGATGCTTCCGCATTCCCTCCATTCTAGCACAGAAAGAACGGCGCCGGGCAGCGGCAAGTTCATTATGCTGCGCTTCTTCACGCGACACAGGGCGTTTAATGTCATGCCCTTCGGCGCGAAGAGAAACGCGCCCCTTTTCGTTCAAGCCACCCGCTGGGTTTTTGCCTTCACGGCGTGTCCAAGCACCAGCCATCACGCCCTCCAAAAGAACTCGGGGGCCGAAGCCCCCGAAGACTTAGCCCATCGTCTCAGGCTCAACCTTGCGGCCATGGGCTGCGGTGCCATGACGCGCATGCGAGAACGGGTTGGACTCAACGCTGCCCCCGCTCTTGCGCGGCTTGCGGCCAGCGTGATGCATGGCGTGTTCGCCGTGAACGGCGCCAACGTGCTTCACGTGGCCGGAGTGGTGGTGCATGACGTTGCCGCCATGTTTGCGCTTGGCACGGCCGCCGCGCTTGGCGCGCATTGCTTCGGCTTCAGAAGCAATTTTATTGGGCGCGGTGCGATCAGACGGGTTGTCGTGAAGATCACGCTCGGCGTCGTCTTCGCCGTGGTTCACTTCCCCGCCAGATTTGCGATGCTTGCGGACGTGATGCGCGCCATGAACGCCAGCGGCGGCGATTTCATGAACGCTGTGGTGCTTGTGGTGTTTGCTGTGGGTCATTGCCCGGTCCCTTAGAAGTTGGCGAACTGCGTGGTGCCCACAAGACCGGCAATCGAGCCGACATTGTAAGGCTGCGGGGTCTGGCGGATGACGTAGCGATTTGCGCCAGTGGAAGAAGCCGTCTGCAATGCGTAGGTGCCGCGAACGTCGCCGGTCGTGGCAGTTGCAAACGCCTGATCCGACGCCACAAAACCAGTGGCCGCCGTCACCAGGGTTGTTGCAGTCAAAGAAGCGCCCGCATTGACAACAAGTTCGCCAAAGGAGTCAGCGCGCAGCGGCAAGCCAATGACGTCCGAAGTGCCTACCGAGTAGTTGCCGCCCGCAGACGTGGTGGCCGGGGTGACAGACTTGATGAACTTGAACGCTTTCTTGCCGGTTGCCGTAGTGGAAGCCGAACCAGAAATGTTCTCCGTCATCGGGTAGCCATAGATGTCATAACCGCGAACGGTAAAGACACTGCTAGTGGCGCCCGAAGCACCCGTAACGGTTACGGCACGCCCCAAAAGGGCCTGCGGGTTCCACAGATAGACAGACGGGGTCTGAGGGTTCTGCGGAACGGCAAGCGCCTGCACACCATTGGCAAACGATGCCGTGATGGTAATCGCGGAACCGCTTGTGCCAGCCGCCACAGGGGCGCCGCTGACCGTGTAGGCGCCGGTAAAACCAGTGGCAGAAGCGCCATTGGTAGCGTTAACGGTCGGGCCGTAGCCGGTGATCGTAGTCCCCGCCGCAATGCCGGTGCCGCTGATGGTCATGCCGATCAGAAGCGGGCCATTGCCGGCCGTAGAAACAATCAGGGTGTTACCTGCCGTGCCCGAAACACCGCTGGAAATGTAGCCCGACACCGAGGAGTAGCTGTCAAGCCCAACAAGCCCCGCGCCGTTATTCGTGTCCGCCACGCCCGTGTCAGAGCGCGTGATGGACGGAATGATGGCCACGCCAGTAGTGGTTGAAGCCGCGCTGACCAGGGTCATCGCGGTGCCGCCAACCGTAGCAGCCGACGCCGCAATAGCCGTTGCAGACAAGGTGTAAGGCACCGCGCTCAGCGTGGTGACGTTATCCACACCATACCACCCATAATCGGGGGCAGACTGCGCTTCCCCCGCAACGTAGGTGAACGGAAGGCGCGGATCAAGAATAGCCGTGCCGCCCCAAAAAAGGGACGATCCAAGATCCGGGTTGTATTCCAAACCAGTGTAAGGAGACTGGCCAAATACAACAATCGGACCCGAAAAGGCGGTAATGGTCATGTGGCTTTGTCCTTACGAAGTGGGGAACGACCCGAAGATCGAGCGCCAGTTGTAATAGCCAAACGAGTAACGCTCATAGCCCTTGACCAGCAGGTTGTCGGTCACAAAATCGACCTGCATATCGGTTTCAAAGCCGATGCGCTCCATGTAGGAGAGGCCGTCGATGTTCGTAAGCAGGAACCACGCATAGGCCGAGGTCAAGAAGTCATTGACCATGTAGCCTTCCGAAAGGCCGCCAGCGGTCGTGAGAATCGCGTTCACGTCGTTGTCGGCAGTGCCGGGGCGCAACTCGGTCTTAAGGAGACGAATCGCAACGGGCTCAAGGGCGGGCGGGATCACCAGTTTGCGGCCACGGGCAAAGATTTTCAGGCCCGCCTGATCTTTGAAGTTGGTGCGGATGGCGATCATCGAGTTCAGCAGGGTGGCCTCGTTAAGGTCAACCTGCGTCGTCGGGGTGTTCGCCACGGTCGCGCCATCAATCGGGTGGGTGGTGGCGCAAAGGGCCACACCGTCGCCGCCGACGTTCGCGTTATAGGTGGTCGCCGTGTTCAGAAGGTTCGCGCCGTAGATTTCTTTGGTCTGATGGAAGCTTTCAATCAGGCCCAGGTTCGACGGGTGGAACTGCGTCTTGTAAAGGTTGTCGTCAATGGCTTTGCGAGTGATCGCATAGCCAAGGCCAATTTCCGTATGTTCCTGGTTGTAAACGTAACGCTCGCCGGCGCCGTTGTCGAAAGCGGTCTGGCCGCCTTCAGTCTTCAACTGGGCGAGACCCAGGAAGCGCAGTTCCGCCGTGCGCTCAAGCGCCAGCTTCGAATCGTGCTTCGTGAAGATCTTGTCGTACTGCGCCGGGATCATCTCATACTTGCCTTCGATACCACGAAGGCCCGGCAGGAGAAGGTCTTTGATAGCAGAAAGATTAACAGCCATTGGTCCCTACTCCCTAAATGCCGCTAAACTGCTTGAGCGCAGCGTTGTTAAACGCCACGACAATGCGGTTAAAGGCAGAGGTGAAATCGTTGCCGTTGATGCTCTGGAGCGGGTTGGACCCGTCCGGGGTGTAGTTCAACGGGCCAATGATGCGGAACGGCAGAAGCTGGTTCGAGGCGGCACCCACCGGGGAATTGGCTGTCAGCGTGTACTGATCAGCGTAAGCGCCCGAAAGGCCGTTGGCAGTGTTGCCGGTGCCGATTGCGAAGCCAATGTTGTTGCCGGTGGAGGCAAAACCCACGGCAGTCGCGGTCGTGTTGCTGTTTGCCGTCTGGACGTTGAACTGAGCGTTCGAATCGTCGATGACGTAAGCAGTAACGGCGGCGGCAGTGTTGGCGTCCGAACCGGGCCAATAGTTTGACCAAGTGGTGCGCTTCTGGGCAACCGACAGGTATTTGCAACCAACAAAGATGCCGGCAATCGGGGTGTAGACAGTAGCCGTGCCGGGGCCGGTCAGCGTGCTGCTATAGGCGCCCGTGACGTTGAAGGTTGCCGTGGTGGTGGTCGATGCGGTGATGAGGAACGCGCCGTTAAGACCGCCGCCCGTCGCAAACGAAGTGCCGGTGAGAACCAGCGCCGCGCCAACCGGCGGGGCCGTGGTTGCGGTAAAGGTGGCAACTGCAACGCCAGTAGTGACCACGATGCCGGAAACGGTCAGCGCCTGGGACGGAACAGCCTGGGCAATGAAACCCGTGCCCAGACCCGTGGTGCCAGTCGCCTGAACAACCGGATCGCCAAAGTAAATTGCCGTGGTATTGGTAGCCGCAATAGCCATCTGGACCTGCTCGTAGGTCGGCACGCTGCCGGTTCCAGAGTACTGCGAAAATCCGTTCGGGGCGTTGGTGTTCGCCATGACGGGTTCTCCTTCATAAAAGGAGTCTCCATCATCGCACACCGGGGCGATGGGAAACCGGGGAATATTAAGCCGCCACCCACCGAGGGCGGCGTTGGGAAACATAGTCCCGTGTCGGAACCATATATCATAACATTAAAAAAGAAAAGGGCCGCTTTTACGCGGCCCTTTATTTTATTTAGGCGTCAGGAGGCACCGGAATTGGCTCATAACTACGCTTGATCTTGGCCGCTACTCGCGGGTCGCCGCGTTCAAACTGCCCCTGCGGGGATTCGTTCAACTGCTGCTCTTTCATTCGCATCTGCTGACGCGCTTTGCGCTTCTCAATGTCTTTTGCTTCTTCTGTCAATTCCAACGGGCGCTCCATCAGAATCTGGCCATCACGCTCAATCGTCGTGTGCTTGCCGCCCGTGGGCATCATGTGCGGCATGCGTTCTGCCGGAACAGGATCCCAACCCTTGCGAGCCAAAGAAATCTGATAAGCAGGGTCTTCCTGGCCCAGGACGGACTTGCGCTTCCACTCGTATGACCAACCCGCCGGGATATCGCGCGGATCAATGTAATACTTGTCGTCACCCTCATCCAAAGAACCAATGTTCCCACGGATTTCGGCGGCACGTTTGGCCGCACGAACGCGCGGGTCTTCTTCACGCATAGCCGGCCGCATGGCCGCGCGCATATCATCACGCGGGGTAAGCGCCACCTCGATTTCAACGGTCGCCGGGTCAATATTGGCCTGCTCCATGGCCGACTTCAAAACGCTCATAGGGCGGCGCCCACGCCGCATCGGGACTGGTTTGTCACTCATGGTCTATTCCCTCAGTGCATTTTGTTTTTGGTGTCGCGCTGAATGCGTAGCTTTTCGCGCGCGTAATCTTCAGGCGTCATCTTCATGTTCAGCGCCATTTCATGTTCTGCCGCCGACAGGCGCATGCGCCCCGGCGTCATAGGAGCCCCCACAGGGGTTCGGCTGACCGGCGCGGCAGCAGGAGAGGAACGGCGCTGGACGGGCGCAGACGCCTCGGAAAGCGGGGTATCAACGCCGTCCGTGGTCGTGCCTCGGTTGCTGATATCAAGCACACGCTCAACGCGGGCAAAGTAGGCGTCACTGTCAGGTTCCAAACCGGAGTTGACAGCAAGGTTATGCGCCGCCGCCATCTGCTGAAACATGCGCTGGTCACGGGCATACTCGGGGTGCGCCCGAACCCACGCCGCCGAACGGGGCGTAAGCTGCGTTGCAAGCGCCTCAACCGGGTCAGCGGGGCGCTGCTGCGGCATTTGAGGCCGGGGGGCCTGCTCCATCTGCTGCTTGCCCAATGCAAGCTGTTCTAGCTTGTAGCGATTGGACGCCGCCGCCTCTTGCATTTCAGTGGCAGCGTCAAAATCACCGGCAGCCATCGCCTGAGCAATGCGCTGCTTGTAAATTTCAGCGTTTTGCTGCGCCGTTTGAATTGCCGTGTTCACAAGGTGCAAATTGACGTTTGAAACTTCGTTTTGCGACTGAAAGGCATGAACTTGCGCTTGCCTCTCACGGTCTTCTGCCACCTGCCGGGCATATTTTTCGGATTCAAGCTGATGGCGCAGTTGCACAACCGCATCGGCAACATCGTCAGACGATCCTGATACATCAACCTCGATGTCGGGCGTCTTTGCAGGCTCATCGGCCTTCAATTCAACGTCAATTGCCGCCGGATTTTCTTTTTCAGACATTTTTGCCTCCTTACCAAACGTGATCAGGATGAGAAACGCGCCCACGCACGTTTACATCGTCAAGAATGCGGCACAGCACGGTTTCGGGGGTCTTGTGCAGCGTAATGCTCCAACCATCGGACGGCCGAAAGAACACCCAGTCACCCACATTGACTTCAATGCCGTCAAACCACGAATTGGTGGGG